GTGATCTAAATTTTATTTATTATATAAGGATCGGGCCTTAAAAAGACCCGATCCATCCTTAGGAATTACAAGATTACGTAAAACGCTTCGACTCTGCCGGCTGCGTATCCAGAACCGAGTACGGTTCAATCTCACTTGAAGTGTAAGGATACATTCCAGGACCAGCAAGTATATCTGACACGTTAATCGTTACCGTCTCCTGCACCATCGCAGTATCGGCCGCATAGGACACGGAATAGTCCGATACCCAGCAAGCTTCGTAAAAGGTCACGATCGCGTATTCGTTATAAATTCCTTTTTCATCCAAAGAGCTAGTTGTTATTTGGTTAATGTTCGGAACAACGCTACCATCTACCTCGCCCGCTGCCAGACCACTAAAAACAAGCTCCTGGCGAATATCAAACGGCCAACGGTGATGTTTCAAAGACCGAGCAATACCATCCATCCCACTTTTATATCCAAATACCTGAAAGATATTTGCAAGATATAGAGCTGTTCTGGTAACCGATATTGTCATCGGATCAGTAACCCCAGGAACCAACTCAGCAATCTGATCTCCAAAACCAATCCCGCGTATAGGTTCTATTGTGCGTGCCTCAGATGGATCGAATGTTGCAATCACACCTATTTGCACTTGTGTGCCAGTAGAATTATATGCAAAGATACGATTTTTCGAGCTAATTACTGAGAGGGTGTTAGGGGTGACGCCCTTGCGAAAAATGTAACTATCTGTGTCACGAGCCATGAATTCCTCCCTTTAAATTTATCGAATAAAACTTACTCTCTTGAGTAAAGTTATAATTACTGAAATAACTTATCAAGTTGTTCTTTATCGGACGCTGTCAGTTCAACTTCGTCCAAAGAAAGGGCGCCAAGATCCATTTCAATACCTTCAACATTGCCCAGAATGTCCGTATTTACTTTTTTGGCATCTTCTTCTTTCTTGGCCTCGACGTCTTCTTCCTCGTCCTTTTTCTTGGCCTCAACGTCTTCTTCCTCGTCCTTTTTCTTGGCCTCAACGTCTTCTTCCTCGTCTTTTTTCTTGGCCTCGACCTCTTCTTCTTTTTTCTTTGAAGCAGAGGCTTCATCTTCTTCCTCGTCCTTTTTCTTGGCCTCGACCTCTTCTTCCTCGTCTTTTTTCTTGGCCTCGACCTCTTCTTCTTTTTTCTTTGAAGCAGAGGCTTCATCTTCCTCATCCTTTTTCTTGGCCTCTTTGTCTTCTTCCTCATCTTTTTTCTTGGCCTCGACCTCTTCCTCGTCCTTTTTCTTGGCTTCTTTTTCTTCTTTGCAGTCAGGACAATCGCAGTCCTTAGCATGGGCTGTTTTTTCCTTATCCTCGTCCTTTGCGTCATCATCACTCATTCCGATGACGTCTTCAACAAGAGCGAGTGCAACGGCCTCAGAAGCGGCCTTTGTCCAGAAATTTTCACTGGCTTTTTTCTTTTTCTTACCGTCTTTGTCTTCCTTCTTGTCCTCTTTGCCAATACCTTTTTTACCACATTTTACGCAGTAACCGGTCTGTTTCATGACCTTTTTGTTTCCGCATTTCGGACAAGTCACAAATTCCACTTTTTTCTTCGCCGTACGAGTTTCGAATTCCTCGTCCGCCATTTTCGACACTGTATATGCCATAGCTCTCAGGCCTTCGCCGATTGAATCTGTCTCGTCGAAATTCTGAGAGAGGACATCTAAACTTGCTATGATAGTCTTGCGATCCATTATACTAGCCTCCCTTTGAGTTTGTTGTCTGTTTCTTGTAGGATAAAAATCAGAATTTTTGTTTTCTTTCCCATAAGCCTGCTGAGAATCAGCTTTCGCTTTTTCTAAGCTCCTGTTATCGAGACGCTCTTCCGGACCGAAATACATACGTCTCTCTACCGGGATGGCTGTGGGATCAAAAAGAAATTCCAGAATATTATTTGCAATTTTTTTAGAGTTCATAAGAGTCTTTCTTTATAAAGGCCCGGTCCGAGGACCGGGCCCTCACTCATTTATACACTGGTACTGAGATTAAACGTGATCACGATCCACAGCAACGGAAAAATCGGAGCATAAAACGCCTGAACATTTACAATTGTAGGATCATTCGGATCCTGCACCGCTGTCACGTTGTTGTATGCAGTGATGATCTGAGCCTGTTGCAAAGATGACAGGTAAGAGCTCAACGTCGATACAATCTCCGACGTCCTCTGCGAAAGATTCTTTGTTCCAATATACGGATTGAGAATCGATCGGGCACCTCTCTGTACAAAGTCTTTTGTACGAATAACCGAAGGCGTCCTGGTCAATACTGTCGAAGTATCCGTGGTCAGTCCAAACTTGACCTGGATTCCTGCTGCAACCTCTTCAAGGAGGGTGATCCCCGAATTAGCAGTTTGAGCAGCAGTGACAGAGTCCAGCCGACGATAGAGATGTACGAAGCCATTAACCGGTTTTCTGGTAAGCGGTTCCGCAACATCAAAGGCCGGCGAGACATCTCGTCCTGCTACAGCGGCCGCAAGGAAAGAACCATCAACCAGATATTGCACGTCATTACCAAAAGGATCAGTAATGGTCGTGATACCTCCATCAGGATAGATCCCAATCATGCGTTCAGTATTCATTGATTTGGCAAATACTTGAGCCGTTGTCGGGCTCGTATTCACGGGGAACCCGAAATAGGACATGTGCTCATTACCGTATCTGATACCAGATTGGATGATATTCGAGCTCTTCAAGTAGGTCAGAACTCCAACCGATGTAGTCACCGGTTGCATAAGAGCCGGACGAATATCTCCAGGCAAGGGCTGATTAAAATAATCGATACCAGCAATGTATCTTGAATCGGGAGCATCTGTTCCTCCAACAGTCTTTTCGAGCTGCAAAAGGATAATGGCTGTGGCGCCATTAAGAAATGCTAGATGTGCGGCAAGCCCCAGTTTATTGTTTATGGTCAAGGATCCCGTGGCTGCGTAAACATCGGATTCTTTCGTATATACATTGGCTACCGTCAAGCCATTCGAATCAAAATTCTGGGATGACTGGAAGGAGATATAATAAAAATCTCCTGTGTTCGGCTCATTTCCACTCCGAGCATAGGTATTAATAACGGCCGTATCGCCTGGATTGATTCCAACAGTCGTGGCTATAGCCAATTTCAAGCCTGGAATAGCCCGAGTCGGGGTAGCGGAAACAACGATATCAGGAGACACTATATAGCCGATAAAATCTGCTGAAGCATAAGTCAAACCTACACGACTCTTAAGCGTGACCTGGAAGCCAGTCTTTTTATCGATATAAGTCTGATTGAGGTACCCAGTATTATCTCCAAGACTCCCTGTCCCTGTACCAACACTTGAAGAAACCGTATAAGAAATTGAGCTATTAAAAGTCAACGTTACAGTTTCTGCAACAGCATGCCCAGGAATAACTTGAAAATCATTACCAGCATCCGAAATATTGAAACCAACATCTGCTACATTGGTATTAGCAGCTGAATATTCAACACCCATGGCCACGCCGGAATTTTGTCCAGAAATTCCATAAACTCCTGTTCCAATTCCTCCAGAAGTCTTGTCCGTAATCGTCCACACATCATCTCTTAAATAATTAACATATTCGGTGACATAGACAGTCGTTCCAGCAGGAGGACGGGTCTGATCTGAAACTTGGAATGTTCCTGTCGTGGCTTCAACAGTCGTTATGGTTAAAGAAGTAGAATCCACAGGATTGAGACCAAAAAACGCATTACCCGGAGTCATTCCACCAAGAAGGGCGGGATTCTCCGTGGGAATTGCCAGACCTTCTCCTGAAACAGGGACATTTTCAATGGCGAAGGTATAAACCGTACCATCCGGAGCCGTCGAAGAAGGTCTCAGATAATTTAAATTATCAAAGAGAGTTCCTGTAATCTCTGTGGTAAGAGAAGGATAGCCGTATGTCGTGGAACCAGAAACAATTTTGTAAGATTGACCCCAGTCGATCGTATTAAAAGACCCTTCTGTATCAAGAATAAAATCCGTGCCATTTACAAAATCCGAAGTTCCAGGGGCAAGACCTACTTTATCAATACTCACAACATTAGGATACGGAATAATGTCAGATGTATGTTGAAACTCATTGGAATAATACGTCACAAGAACCGTCTGCCCATAAATGGGCGCCGTGCTCAAAGTAAATTGTCCCTCACTACCAACCACCGCCGTGATTATAGCAGGATTGCCATTTACGGTCACAGAAAGTGTTGTCGGATCAGTCGTTGTAGTCCCACCATTATCCCCTTTAACTATGGGATAATAATTTGTCTGGAAAGTCGTCGCAACGCCATCAGCTTGGTCGCTTACATCTTCATTGGTGTGGAGATCGTCATGGCGCTTGAAATAATAAGAAAGCAGAACGATATCACCTATCGAAGGAATATCAACCAGATAAACTTGCCCTGTCGCTCCATCAACAGTGGCCACGGGGACAGGAAGACCGTTAATCTTCGCAACCACATTATTAGTGTTGCTTGTGGTCGTACCCGTTCCATCACCAACAACGATCGGGAAAAACGTAACTTGAAAATTGCGGTTGGCTCCAGTAACTTGGCTGGAGACATCTTCAGTAATGGGGTTATCCGCCATTGCACTCGACCCGCGGATCATTTCATAATTTGTTGTTGGAATTGTATCGGCGGCAACACCGATAAAGGCCGGGATACGAAGATCGCCTGATGCGGACGCAGTAGGTGCTTGATCAAGCGTCTGTGTGTAGACACCAGGAAATGCAAAACTTGGAAAGGGACCGATACCCATGTTTATACCTCCGATAAGGTTTGTTTCTCATTGTACTGTTTTTTTGTGATCTGGATCTGATTTGGATTTAAACTAAATCTTATTTGGTATTTGTATTTGAGAAACAAGCCAGACCTAAAAAGCCCCAGCCTCGGTAAATTGAGGTTGGCCTTTCTTTTCCCTTTCCTGTCTGTGTTCTTGCAATGCCGTCGTATACTCCTGGATTTTTTCTTTCTGAACTTTATCTCCAAGGCCCATTACAGGCATGAATTTTCCATCTTTGGTCTTCGGGAGATCAAGAGTCTTTAACTCTTTTTGACCGCGCCGCTGTGTCTGTTTATCGTAATGCATCTGCCAACGTTTGTCCGCTTCCCGACCTATTGTCAGGTCTACCGGCTCGGTACCGCTCCCACCTGCTATAACCGAAGCAAACCGACTCATTTTCTTTTCAGCTTTCCCCCCGCATTTTTTACAGGGCCGGGAATCGCTCTCTTCCTTGGATCCAACAAGATACTCAAACTCACAACCACAAACTCTGCATTCGTATTCATATAATGGCATTTGGATTCCTTTTTTTATTTTATTTAACGTAATTAGGTCATCCGTATTAAAAGATAATTATTAGGTTAATTTCTCGTACCCCACTATCGGGGCCTTAAACACAGGCGATAAAGATGGAATCAGAATAATCTTTTTTAATTTAAAATAATATACGTAGGGAACGAAACTCTGCCACTCAGTCTGGACATTAATTGCTACAGAAGACTCGTAATACAAATCTCCCGTAGTCTCAATATGTACCTCTTCCGTTTCACCCGTTGGTTCAACCGAATTTAGCGTTATCCCTTGAAATTCCAAAATATTTTTTCGAATTCCCCACAACTGGGAAACAATATGGTCCGCCATTTGGGCCATCTGTATCGGATCCTTAGCAATAACGGATACGTCCAAAGCCATGTTCCAATGACCCCCGTATATCCTCGCCTGCTGTTCCCGAAACTGGGACACAAGAATAACCTGCTGGTCACCCTGTTTTGCACGCCGGCCAATTGAAATAATAACCCCAGGAATAACCGTATGAAATTCCTGATACTCAGTAAAAGTATACGGGCCATTATAATAGTCCGTAGGTTGCCAATGATAATCAGCCAGAAGCTGGAGCCCACTCAATAAAGGATGACCCGGCAAAAAAGTTATAACTCCACTGAGGTAATCTATCGAGTAATCGACATCCCGAACTAAGCTATCTATAATCTTACCGCCCTTATAAGCTAAACATAGGTCTTCCGTATTAGAGTCAACGTTACTGTGAACCAAAGACACTGATGTCTCCGTCCCAGTCGTATTCGAAATAACAATCTCTTTTTCAACAACGAAAATCGGGGCAACCGTAAACTGATTGTTTTCAATAAAATCAATTACATAAATCGCCGGTATCGAGATTCTTCGCTGATGGTAAGATACTGTGACCACAGCCCCGAGCTCGGGGCTATGTTTTAACAAAACAACACCAGTCTGACCATTAATTGTTTCCGCATAATGGGGAAACCCATTTACTTTGACACACACCTGTCCGGGATCTGTCGCGTAATGAGTTTCCCCGGGCCCCGCACAAATTGGAGCTGATGTCGTGAACCTCCGCTGAGGAAAATTAACCCCCATTAATTGGGCGGAGACATCTTCCGTGACGTACTCCGTAACATAGCCTTCATTCTCTCTAACCCATTCGATGGCCAAGCCAGGATAGTTTTGTTGGCGCCCGACCCGGACATGGGAAAAAAGATCCGACATAAAATTGTCGGCCGACATACGAATTTGAGATGCTGATGCATTTTTAAAGACACAGCCATATTGAACTCGTTCGGTATATGGGTATTTATTATATACTTTGACTTTTTCATCAAATGCCGGATGCTGGTCAAACGCTAACTCGACCTCGTCCATGAATCTCTGTTTTACAGCAAATAATAAATTCTGAAACATTACTTCTTAATTCCCTCATCGTAATTCATGGCCGCGACCAAAAGCCCTTGAGCGACCGAATTTAATGGAGATAAGGCCATTTTTATTTCGGAGACTCGTATAGGAAACTTATCTTTAACGGTATTGAACCCTGCTTCAAAAAGCTCTTTAAATCCTTTAGGAAGAGAGGTCCCTCCAGAAAGAACTATGGGAATAGCGATAGGAAGATCGACACCTTGTTGTTTAGAGAATTCAGTTTTTATTGCATCCAATACCCTAAGAACAAGACTTTTGTAATAAATTATATAAGCTTCTCTTTCTCTAAACGTTTTAGGATCCCCCTCATTAGGATCAAGTAGGTTTATACCCCGTTCTTTCACGGATTGTGCTCGTCCAGCTGTGTTGGCCGTCGATTTTGACACCATTTCGTCAAGCCAATCTCCACTTCCAACCATAGAAAAAGACAGCACCGTCATAGTCTGATACATTAAACAAACGTTCACCATTCCCGCGCCCAGACTGAGAGCAATGGCACTGAAATTTTCGGCAGCACAATTACTGTACACTATTGCAGCCGATTCAAGCATAGAGATAGGTTTATAACCAAGCGAACTGATCAATTTTGAAAACATGGCGGTATGGTAAACCACGTCTATTGAATGATCTATAGGATTAGCTGGAATTGAATAAAAACAAGTCTCATTTGGGACAAGGGATCTACCTATAACCGTCTCCAATAGGACTAAAAGTATCTTCTCAGCTTCAAATTCCCCAGGACTTAAAACCCCCTTAGATAAGGGTCGTCGGCATTCCCTCTTAAACAAATTCGCTAGAACTGGTGCCGAGTCCCCGCAAATATATAACTTATCTTCTGTTTCAATGTAATTAATTTTAGACATCTTCAGCATACTTTTTACACTAGGGTCATTCTCAAGATCCAAAAAGGCATCCCGTATTGACTTACATTGAATCGTCCCATTATCATCCTGTCTTGCCGAAACTAAAAATCCTGTACCGATGTCTAGTCCCACCATAAAATCCTCCTATGTTATTGATTTTTATTATTTAACTTCCAAGATATCTTGGACAGCCTATTTACAAATAAAATAATTTCGAATTAATTTGATATCTGTCCTTATTGGTGACCTCTCTATAACCCACTGATTACCATTATATAGGTAATAATTCATCCAGTAAGTTTGTGTATGGGTCGGATGAATTCTACGTATAAATGAAACCATTGTAGCAATACGGACATGAGCTATTCGTGACTTATCAATAAACTGGTCCAAACCTATCGTATCTACCTCGATATTAACAGTTCTGGTTAAATTTAAAGTCGGTGCACAGTAGTAGGGGTACTTAGTTATGTCTACAAACTGCCACCGGTAAGTCTTATTTAATGCTATTAAACTGTCGTAATATTCAGATACTAAAGAGATAAGGCCCGTGTAATCGATCTTAGGAGCAGGAAGGATAGAATCCTTATAATTACCAGAACAACACGGTTTACTTTGATAAACTCTAGTGGCATCATAAGTCAAACAAGCACAAAAACTTATTAAAACAGATATAAGAACGAGTAGAAATTTCACGGTATTTAACCTATTTATTTAAACGTCTCAACGCTGCCAAGGCATCTTGCGTAGCACCGGACGAGACTTCTGACTTCTTTGCCTCTACATTGCTTACAAAACCTTCAGTCGAAACCGTTGGAATATATTCGGGGCCAACAAACTTGGCCGGGCTCTTATCAACAGATATGGGCGTACCCGGTACTGTATTGACCGTCATTTTCGATAATTCTTGTCTAACAACATCTATTATTAAGGGGGCTATATCTCTTACGGCTCCTTTAATATCTGGACCGGCCATTTGAGGTAACAATTCTTGTAAGGCGTTCTTAAGGTCCTGGACACTAATTGTTGAACTCGATACTTTTTCCCTTAAAAGATTTACCTCTGAGCCTCTGAGCCCTTCATCCTGTTCCAGAATAACAATAGTCCCTTTACTTTTTTCTCTTTTCAAGTCCTTGGACGTATTATACTCAGTGTCTGAATACTGCTTGATTTGCCGGTAATGTATCACGTCATTAAGGTCTTTAATAGGGACCCTTTCAGGTGAATTACCCATTACTCTAACCATGGAAACCCCATTAAACACCTTCGATTAGAAGATTATTACCGTTCCTTAAAATCTATGAAAAACTCATAATGTAAGGTTTGTAACGGGCACCGTACAGCCCCGTAAGAAATCGAGCCAATATGTTCCTGGCTGCAATTATATCTGCGTTACCTGTGTGACCACACTTCAGGCACCGGAACACCTGCCCTACTCGATTTCCCCTATCGACATGACCACAGCTCGGGCATGTTTGGCTAGTATAAAAAGGAGCCACGGTGCGAAAGCCAACACGGTTGACCTCACAGGCTTGCTCCAGCCTTTTTAACCAGTACCTATACGCCCAAGTGCCAATAGAACGTCGCATATTTTTACTCAAGCGACGTTTGAGTTTACTCTTATAATTCATATTCTTTAAAGCTTCGACTACAACCAAATCTATATGCTTGAACTCTTTTACTATTTCCTGAACGACTTCATCTATTCTTTGTTTAAAGGCCCTCCGGGCCTGTTTCTGACCGTTAGAGCCATGAGCACACCGTTTGATACGCTCTATAAGAGACTCCGTGTCTAAACCATATTGCTGGCCGTTATTTAAAGAGGCAAGAGCCTTGATCCCTGTATCAATACCTACAACGTTCAGTCCTTTTTTCTTTTCCCCTGTATTTATCTCAAAGGAGAACTGGACATACTTATCCGTGAGAATATAAGAATTTAGACGCTTCCCCTGAAGAGCCAATTTATTATAATGCTTATGGAATTTAATAGGCAGATCCAGGATTGTGTCTTCACCGATTGATTGGAGATGAAGCCAGGCATCAAATTCCTTTGAACCTTCTTTCTCCTGAAGGTCAGCTATGGTACAGGAGACGTAGGCTCTCTTGCCCTTATGTACAGGCATAGAAATCTTCCAAGGCTTATCTTTCCACCGCTCTTTAACGGCGGTAATCATGTCTACAGCTTCCCTAGCCGCAACCTTACGAAGCCTTGCAGTCAACCAGGTTTCAGGCAGGTTTACTATGTCTTTTAAGAGTTCTAATTTAGAGGGAGTTCCGTTCTTCCAAAAATAATCAATAAAGATGTTACAGACCTGGCCATACTCAGTGAGGACTCTTTTGAGGTCAGAGAGTTTGGAGGTTGTAGCAAATTTAAGGCTACATTTAGAAGAACGGATCAGTTTCATGTCTGTACCTATTTATTTAAAATTACAACGCCGATCTGTTCAAGGGCTGAAAAACCCAGGACATTTTTATCATTTGCACATAGTTCGAAATTCCGCTAACATTTAAGACACGAAATCCCTTCGGCCATCATCCCCACACAACAGGAACTAAGGCCGGGCACAACTATACAGTGCTCACGTCTGAAAGACCGGCAAAGGACTATAAAAGGCCTCGACCAATCCCCGAACTAGCTTATACGGCGTGTAAATATCAACCCTGGTAATAGAACGTCTATTCCTGATATTTATAGAGGCCACATAATCCGCGTTTCTTGTAAAACCACAATTAACACATTTAAAAACTTTCTGAGATTTTCTATTCTTCTTGTCAATACTATGACAAGCAGGACATTCCTGAGACGTATAGGCCTGATTAACTTTGACTGCCTCAGCTCCGTTCCTGTCAGACTTTTCTATCAAGACATCCCTAAGCTGACCCATTCCAGACTTCTTAATGATCCTCTTCATTTTTCGGCTGAAACCTTCCAGCCCTTCCGTAACCTCTTTATTGTTCTCTAAGACAAGCACTTCAGGTTTCTCGTTCTTAAAAAACTCGTTGCTTATCCGGCCAATCTCGTTCTTTAATAAGTTTCTGGCTCGATTGTAGAGACCTTTAAGTTTCGGAGAATTTTTATAAAATCCATTCTTCATCCTTACTTGGACACACCGAATTATTTGGTCATCTATTCTTCTGAGCTGTCCGTAAAGACTCTGTCCGTACTGGTTTCCTGTCGAGGTGGTTAAGGGGATTTTTACTCCAGTATCAATCCCTATAATTTTACCCTCAATAGATTCT